AACCCGCCCGCGTTGCCGTTCTTGGCTGTGATGCTTCTGGTGTTCTCGCCGTTCGGGGACTGCCAAGTCTTGGTCGCACCGACGCCGCCGCGCCCCTTGGTAGAATTCCAAGCAGAGAGGTAGGTGGCGTAGGCGCCCATGTTGCCGCCAAGGCCGCCGACAACGGTGATCGTCTGCATGAGCGTCGCACCGTCATACAGCTTGATGACGGTATTGCCACCCTGCCCACCGTTGCCGCCAGCGACGTAGGCATCACCGTAGCCTCCGAGGTTTAGGCCCTGTGCGCCGCCGCCCCCGGCGACAAGGTCGAGTTGGAGCGTCTTGATCCCTGCCGAAAGGTTGAACTTGGCAGTACTGGCGTTGATGTCGGTGGTCACAGGCAGCGTGGCCCCGGTGACATAGTGCCGGGCGTTGAGCAGGCGCAGGCCGGTTTCGCTGCTCAGCTTGATCGATTGACGCTTGCCACCATCGGTGCGCGAGAGGGCAAGGCCGAATTCGTCGTCGTCCGTTCGGCCGAAGTAGATTCCGTCCGTCCCGTCCGAATTCACCCCGGTCTTGCCGTAGCGCAGACCGGCGCCCGACATGATTTCCAGCATGGCGTTGACATCGAGGAAGTTCGCCGAAAGGCGCCCGCCGACCAGCCAATCAACCGCCATGACATTCGCGGTGACTGCATCAAAGGCCAGCATCTGGCCTCTGATGTCGCCGATTCCGATGAGGCTTGCCGCATTGGCCCGGCGCACCAGTGCCTGCTTGATGCGCAGGTCGATGTTCGGCCCTGCGCCCGTCGCCCTCACCAGAGCCCAGACCCCGTAGGACGCATTGAGCGGAGCGATCACGATGGCGCCCGGCGTGGACCAGCCGGTACCATAGCTTGAAGCGGCCGCGACGGTGCTGGCCGACAGATAGGCGTTCGCGGCACTGTACCAGTAGATGCGGATCTGGAGATTGTCGGCTGCGCCCGCACTTACGGCGGCCAGCATGAGCGAGGCGAAGTACTGCGCACCTGCAACAGCGGGGAAACGGTGATTGTAGGCCTGATAGATCTGCGAGTTCGCGGCTGGGGCGGCGGCTGTCCAGCGCAGCATCTTCTTGCCCGGCCCGGTCGTCGCGTTCTCGAACGTCACTCCTCCGGCCGTGAAAGTTACCAAGGCCGGGTTCTGGCTTTCGAAGATCCCGTCCGGCACCAGGTTCTCAGGGTCGGCAAGAGGTGGCCCGGCATAGGATGTCTTGACGTCGGTCCAGCCGGTCCAGTTGGTTTCGCGGTCGAGCACCGCCAGACCGCGCAGCTGATATTCGGTGTCGGCGAGGATCCCGTCCGAAATCGTTGCCTTGCCTGCGGCCGCATCAAGCACGGGCAGCTCGCGGCCAGCCCCGGCGTCACCTTTGAGGCGGATCGCGATTCGAACACCGCGCGCATCCTGAACTTCTACGGACGACCACACTGCCAGAATGGCCGGGATCCGCGCTTCACTGGCCGCATCGACCAGAGACGCTGGCCCCACGCTCCAGCCCGGCAAAACCTGTGCCGGGGGCGGCGTCGTCACCGGCGCGGCCGGGACGACCGGGATCAGGTCGGTCACGGGGTTCCATGCGAAATCCCCGCTGTCGCGCTCGCGCAGGGAAAGGCCCTGGTTCAGGGTCATCAGCTGATCGGTGATGCCGGTGATCTCGAACACCTTGGCGGTGTAGCCATGCCGGGCCGAGGTCCAGCCGACGGTCTGGAACGGGCGCAGAGTGACGGCCTCGGGCGGCAGAACGAACTGATGCCGGCGCATGCGGCGGTGATCAGCGATGATCTGGGCCATGATGCGCTGTACCTGGCCGCTCCAGGGACAGGCGCGCAGCTCGGCATCCGCGACAAGGCGGCGCGGTCGGACTACGAACTCGCCCAGCCCATCATCCCATTCCAGCGATCCGTCTTCTTCCTCCCACTCCGTGTTGTAGCGCGGCGGCGCGTCCTTGGCCTCCCACAGGCCATCGGGGTCGGGATAGGCGCCGGTGATGCCGTTATAGGTGTCGGCCATGCCGGGATGCGGATCGAAGCTCTGCTCGGAGGTGACGAGGATGTCGTCATCCGTCAGGAAATAGCTCGGTAGGGCAGGCGCGCCGACATGCGGGTACCAGACGCCGCCGATCTCGACAAGCTGGCCGGCGCAGGCCTTCAGCAGTTCCTCGATGACAGCGGCAGGTTCATCATCCACCGAGATCTGCATCCCGCAGCGATATTGCGGTTCGGTCCCGCCAGCGCCGTCATCGACCGCCACATCGCATTCGTTCATCGCGGCGAACCAGTCGGCCAGTGGCAGATCCTCGGCCGCCGTCTCGCCGCCCCCGATCAGCCCGCCGCCGACATCGATACCGCGCAAGATGTTGTAGATGATGACCATGGGGTTGGCCGACCAGGCCCAGGTCGCGCGGTCGGCCCAGCGTTGGCTGCCGCTGCCGCCGACGGTGCTGTCCGCGCGTGGGTCGTAAAGCGGGATGCCCAGCATCTCGAAACGCACTGTGGGCAAGCCATTGAAGCGCTTGCGGCTGTAGCGGAAGCGGACATAGGCCATGCAGGTGCCGGGCGCCACCATGTCCGCCGTCCAGGGCCGATCAGGGTCCGCGCCGAAGGCAGCCAGCATATCGGGCTGCGCGGTGGTCTGCGAACCGTCTTTGTAGTCGATCTGGATGAAGCCCGCGAGATCGCCGGTGACCGCGCGCCCCCAGGTGGCCGAGGGCGCGGCCGCGAGCGGGACATAGGCATCGTTCACGATCAGCCGGTTCAGCGCGCAGCCGGGCACCACTGACAGCGCCAGCGGATAGACCAGATAGGCCCGGGGCGTGTCTCCGACCGAGCCATAGCTGTTCGGCGGCGCGATCAACTGGCCGCCCGTCGCGAAGAGGCCCACTCCGAAGGTCCAGGGTGTGGTGCCGCCCGTGGTGGTCGAGTCGGCGGTGATACCCTGCGCGCGCGGCTTGCCACGCACGGCCTGCGCCAGCAGCGAGAAGCCGATCGACAGGCCGGTGCGGACCAGGAAGGCCGTGAACCAGTTGAGTCCCGCAAAACCCTTGATGGCCACGGCGATCATCTGGATCGCTCCGACGACCGGCCCGGCCTCAGCCGGGGATGCGATCAGGAAGGCGAGAAGGGCAAGGACGAGGATCCGCATCAGACCCGCCATGCCCGCTTGGCATCGGTCAGCGGAGCGATTCCGCCCCCGCGCAGATGCAGGACGTGGACCAAGGCCCCGCCGACGATGCCCATCGCCGCAAGGCCGTCCGCGCCTTCCATCTCGACCAGGTCCCCGACCTGGGCATAGGCCACCGGGATCTCCTCCAGACCCTGCGTTACAAAGGCCACGTGGTCTTCAAAGCCATGTTGAAGGCAGAGCTGAAGGCCCTCTTCGATGCTGCTGTAGCTGCCGCGCCAGCCGTCCATTACGTCGACGCCAGTCATGGCCGCCCGCGCGCCGGCCGACCAGGTGATGCAATCGTGTTTGCCCGGCCGGATGACCCACCTCGCATGGGCGGCGAGAAAATCGCGCAGGGCCTCGCGCCAGGTCGGGAGCCGGGTCATTTCTCTTCCTTCACGCGGCGGGTGACAGGGTTGCCCGGCGCGGCCGACGCCGCCTTGTGGCGCTGTTCGCCCCAATAGACCGGGACCACGCCCGAGACATCGGCATAGCGCGCGATGCGGTCGTCGCCGCCGCGCAACCGCATGGCCGCATCGGAGTATTTCGCGGTCAGGCCCTTGGTCAGCGCCATGGCGGCCGAGGCGACCGTCAAGGTGATCCGGCCCGAGGCCAGCCCCTTTGCCGGGGTGACGCGAGGGGCGCCGTCGACCCAGCCCTTCCAGATGCGATGCGGGTTCGCGATCGGCAGATGGCTCTGCGGATCGGTCAGGACGCGGTGAATTTCGACCGGCGCCAGGCGGGTATCATACCCATTTACCGCGTCGATCACTTCCGGCGCGGCCGTCGAGAGCCAGATGTTGAGCCGGCGCACCTTCAGCCCGCCTTCGATCACCAGGTCGTCCATGCCCAGAAGCCCGCCCGCGCCGTGATAGGTGCGGCTCCCGCCTGAAACCGTGAAGGCCTGGTCGTCGTCGCCGTTCCAGAAGCCTGTGGGCTCCGGCATGCCGGTCGTGCGGTTCTTGGCGACGATCCAGACCAGGAGCCGCGGACGGACGCCGTTGCGGGCCTGCACATGGCTGATCTCTGCCGGGGAGAGGTTGTAGCGGGTCATCTGAGGGTCTGGGTCCAGCCGAAGGTCATCTGGTCGGTGATGGTCTGGCGGGCCTGCCCCAGATCGACCGAACCGGGTATCAGGCGGGCCTTGAGCCTTGGCCACACGAACTGCACGGCGGCGCCGGCCGCGGCACCGGGGCGGATCGGTGGTGAAACCTCGATCAGCCCGGTCTGGCCCGCGCCATTGGCGACGGCGCCCGCCACAAGCTCATGCAATGCATATCGGGTCGGGGCCGAGCCATAGGTGAAGCTGACCCGGTCGCCGCGCGACAGCGCATAATTTGCGGGCAGGCCGGAGAACGAGAGTTCCCGCATTGATGCGCCGACGGCGAGGATCTGCGGCGTCGCGGCGCCCAGGATCGTGCCGTTCGGGTCCAGGCGCGGCCAGGGCCGGGTCGGATCGGAACAGAGGAAGGAGGTGCCCGGCCGCCGCAGCAGGTTGATCAAGGGCGTCACGTCGCCCGCCTCGGCATGGGTGACGAGCGACAGATCGATCGCGCCGGTCCAGAGCGAAGTGCCGATATCGGCCGACAGCACTTCGCCGCTGGCCGTTTCGCTGAGCTCGACGGCCTCTTGCGGTGCCATGCGGAAAGACCCGATCGGCAATAGATCGAAGAAGGTCGCGAGCGAGAGCGGGAAGGTCAGGACGGCCATCAGCCCCTCACGCGCGGATTGGCATCGATCTCGGCCATGGCGTCGGCGAGATGATGCGAGCGGAAGATCTGCAGGCCCTCGGCCGTGGTCTCTGAAGCGACTCGCTGGGAGATTTCCTCGACCTGAGAGCGGAACTCGCCACTTCGGCCGTCGTATCGAGTGGTCACCGCGATATCGAGGCCGAGGCGCCCAAGGCCGCCCTGGTCGCCGCCAGCGCTCCCGCCACCGATCCGCCAGCCCGACGGAGCCGAACTGCCCGTGCCGTCGCCGACCAAGCCACCCGAGGCCATCGCAGCAAGGTGTCTGCCGCCGATCCAGTGGATCAGCGACGAAATGGGAACGCCTGCATTCAGCGCCTCGAGGAGCGGCTGGTTCGCCGCAGTCGCGGCGGCGTTCATCACGAACTCGCCGTTCGACAGCCAGGCCGCGACGGCATCATCTCTCGGGCCACCTGGCCCAAAGACCTTGCCGCCTTCGGCGAAGGGCATGGGCAGGCCCATGGTGCCGGTGCCGCCACCCGATCCGCCGCCCAGCCAGCCGCTGATCAACCCGCCCAGGCCGCCCCAACCGCCGCCGCCACCCCAAAGAATGTCCCAGGCGTCCGAAGCCCCCATTTCGGCGAGCTTCATGAGCACATTCGACAGGGCGTCGGAGAAGCTCATCGATCCGGTGATCAGCCCGGTGAAGGCGTTCTTGCCCGCCTGTTCGATCTCCTGCAGCCGGTCGCGCACCTGCTCCAGCCGGAGCCGTTCGGTGATCAGGCCCTCGACCTTTTCCCGTTCGGCATCCGTGGCGTTCGCCAGCGCCTCATGGTTTTTCAGGATCTCCTGCTGAACCGGGTCAGTGTCGCGCAGGGCCGCGATCTGGCGCTCTTGTTCGGCGATCAGATCGGCCAGGGCGTCGCGTTCGTCCGCCGCGCCACCGCCACCGCCGCCGCCGCCCTGTCCCCCCGACAGTGGGCCTTCGTCGATCAGCGGCGGCGCCCTGCGAGGGCGAGGCGACGCAAAGACCGGCGAGCCGCCCTCCGCGATCGACCACATGGTGTCGCCGATCTTGCCCGCCCATTCTGCGGCCGCGCCGGTGAAGCCTTCAAACTGCGCCTGAAACCGGATGCTGACAGCCGCCACCGAACCATCTATGGCGCGGATCGCGCGCTCGATGCGCTCGGCCTGCTCGGCCGCCAGCTGCGTCAGTGCGGCATCCCGCGCTCTTGCAGCCCCGCCACGTGCAACGGCGTCGGCAATCTCGTTCTCGCGCTGGACCTTGACACCTTGCATGATCGCAAGCTGGGTCTCGCGGTTTTCCTGATCCGCGAGTTCCTGGGTGATCTCGTTGTAGCGATCGGCCAGGGCGGCCATTTCGGCATTGGTGTCGGCGATGTACTGAGATTGCGCGCGCTGGTCATCGGCCAGAAGTGCGGCGGTCCGGCGTTGCTCCGCTGCCTTCGCCTCGATCTCTCCGCGCAGCCTGATCTGCTCGCGAAGAAGCTCGACCTGATATTCTTCGTCGACGCCCAATCGGAGCTTGTCGATATCAACCTGCTTAGCTCGACCTGCCTCGACCAGAGCTTTCTGGGCATCTGCAAGCGCTGATACGCGCTCGGCCGCCTCGCCGGCCGTTTCGCCCCAGTCCAGGAACATGGGCGCCAAGGCGGCACCAACCGCGATGGCTGTGCCGATCCAGGGGATGAACGCGCCCATACGCCCCCCAAGCATCGCAAAAGCCCCGGCCGCCTGGGGGGCTTGCTGCCCGATCGCGCGCAGCCAGCCGATCATGGGGCCAGAAACCATGACGTCCTGGATCTGATATCCGACTTGATTGACCACCATACCGATGTTGCCCAGGCCCGACGCCGCTGCCCGAGACGCACCGCCAATCCGTCCGAGCTGACCCGGTATCGGCGCCATGGAGGCCGCCGCGCGCTCCCTGGCGTTGGCGGCTTCCATGGCCGATATCGCACCCAGACGCTCGGCTTCGGCGATGTCGCGCAACTGCTGCTCGTACTGGCGGCTTGCGGCGAAGAGCGGGTTGTACTTCGCGCGCAGATCGTCCAGCGCCATGCCGTGACGCAGCGTGTCGGCGATTGTGCCTTCGGTGGCACCGGAGAGGCCGGTATTTTGGGAGATCAGCTGCTGGACCGCCGTTTCGTGGCGCTGCAGCGCGGCGGTGGTGCCGTCGACCGTGACGCCTGCGGCCTGCATCCGCGCCTCTAGCGCATTTGCCTGTCGTGCCAGCAGATCATGGGCGAGGGCCGCCTCCCGGGTGGTGAGCGCGCCCATCTCCTCTGCGATCGCCACCTGCTGGATGGCCGCGACCAGGCCGTAATATTCGCCGACCATCGGCTGCAGCTGGGCCCGGGCCATCTGCACGATGCTGCCCCATTCCGCCTGCGCATCGGATGCGCGCGCAATGCCCTCTGCGCCCTGCGCCCCAGCCTGGCCTGCCGCAACCGCGTCAGTCGAGAGGCCCGTCAGTTCCTTGCGGACCGACGAAACCTCGGCCCTCGCCTGAACGGCATTGGCCTCGAACAACATGCTGACGCGCATTTCACCGGCCACGGCGGTTCAGCTCCTCGATCGCCGCGCCCTCGATGACGCGGACTTCGTTCCAGATTTCAGGGCTGACCTCGATCCCGGCGAGGTCCAGCCCGGCTTTGGCGGCGCCATAGTCGAGGCCCAGCCATTCCACATACGCCCCGGCCAGCGTGCTGATCGACAGGCCCCGCATCTGGCCCCCGATGGCGCACCAGGCGTTCCAGGCGGGGATGTGATCCTCCCAAATCTCGACCGCTGCGGGCTCCTCGTCTGGCGGAAGGCTCAGGCCCATCCGGGCAGCATCGGCGCGAACCCGATCCAGGCTGGCGCGGTGCTGATCGGACCCAGCCTTCGGGCCGCGCGCCCAGGCACGGCCGAGCCCGATCAGTTTCCCCGCTTCGCCGCCCGGACGCCCGAAATGGCATTGGTATAAGCCTGGACGATCGCGAAGCGGATGTAGTGCAGGTCGATCAGCAAGCTCAGATGCTCGTCCGAGAACTCGAAGGTCTGACCGTCCTCGTCCTTCAGTTCCTCCCAGCCGATCACGATGCGGCGCAGGAAATCGTCGGTCGAGGTGGCGCTCATCGCATCGAAGCCCGCCTCTTCCGACCGGGTCAGCGCGCGGAAGCGCACGGTGAACTGCTGCTCCCTCTGGCCGCCGTCGCTTGGCACCAGCACCTTGACCTGGGCCTTGAACTCGGGATTGCGGATGATCTTCAGCAAGGGGTGCGCTCCTTCAGGTGAAAGCCAGGGTGAACTGGTCGTTGCCGGTGTCGCTGGGCAGGCAATTGCCGCGCAGCGTGTTCTCGACGATGCCGTCCTGTTGCTGCAGATCGCCCGGGTTTAGGATTTGCAGGCGCGGCAAGGACAGGGTGACCACCTTCCCGGCACCGACCCCGTGGACCAGTTCGACGGCCTGCGGCGTGCCAGCATCTGCCAGGGCGTAGGGGTTGAAGGTCGCAAGCGCTTCAGCCTCGACCTGAAACTCCAGCGTCTCTTGCGAGCCGGTGATGATGACCTGCTGGCGGCGGATGAGGTTGCGATAGACGACCGCGTTGCCGGCGTTGAAGGTGAAGCTGCGCAGGGCGGGCGTAGCGTAAGCGCCGATCGAGAAGGTGGGGACGGTTTCCGTCGTCGCGATCTGCGGGATTTCGCTCAGCTGGGTGCCATAGGTCGGCGTCGGAATCGCCGTGTCGCTCGGCTGGGTGAAGAGGCCGGTGAAGCTGAACTCGATCACGACGATGCCGTCGGAATTGAGCTTGTACTTCCAGTCGCCCCGCGCGCCGACGATCTTGAACAGGATCCCGTCGATGTAGAAGTAGAGCGAGCAGCTCTTGTGCCCGCTGGAGACCGGGTTGTAGGTCACCGAAGTCGCGGCGACGATCACCTCGGCCAACTTGCAGCTCCGCAAGAGGACCGCGTAGCCAGGGACGGTGCCCGCCACGCCGCTGGCCTTGGCCTCGACCTCGAAGCTGATCATCATGTGCCGCCCGGTCAGAAGCGACGGCCGCGCGCCCTGATAGGGGCGGGCATGCGCGCGCTTCACCTCCGTCGCGGCCATCGGCGTCAGTTTGACATTCTGCGCCAAGATGGCATTCGCGGCCCCGGTGGGCACCGAGTCGACGCCATAGGTGGTTTCTTCCTTCGCGGTGATCAGCTGGAGATCCCAGAACATGCCTGTCAGCCCTCTTTCTCGGGGGCTTTGGCAGCCCGTTTGCCGGGTTTCGGATCGGTTGCGCCACCGGTCTCGGCGGCAGCGTCATTGGGTTGCAGCGTGCCGTCAGGCAGGCGGATGTAGCTGCCGCCGACGGCGGGCAACGGAAGATCGGGCGCGGTCATGCGGGGGCTCCTGTCAGGAAACGGCTGGTTTGCCAGGTCTGGGCATAAATGCTGACACCGTTCCCCAGGCCCGTTGCCTCGGCGCCGGCCAGGGCGAAGCCACGGCTCTCGGGCACGGGAACCCAGCCGGCGAGCAAGCCCTCGATCTGGCCCTTGAAGATGTCGAAATGCGCTGCGCGATCGGCCCCACGCGGATCGTCATGGATCCGGGACAGCAGCGCCGTCACGAACTGCATCTCAATGAGCTGACGGTGCGCGCCTGAAGCGTTGCGGTTGGGCTGGGCCGCCTCGCGCCAGGGAACGACGAAGACGGTTCCGTCATCCGCAGCGGTGGCGCGGCCAACGATCGCCTCAAGGCTCTCGGAGATCTCGACGGCAACGAAGAGACCGCTGTCGTGAAGGCGATTGTAGAGCAGCTGCAGCATCACCACCCCGCCAGCTTGCCGGGGGTGAACACCTGGGCCGGATGCGAAGACAGCACGCGGCCGGCCTGGGCTTCGGGGGCGGTCTCGCCGGTGGCGACCGGAAGCACATAACGGCCGGCCGCCACGTCCTTCAGCGCGGCGATCGCATCCTTGTAGTCCTGGGCGACATGGTCGGGGGCGCCGTTCCGGTGCAGGATGTAGCGCGCAATCGACACGGCCCAGGTCTTCAGGACCGGCGGGATCGATGGCAGCGGCGGCGCGTAGCGGGCGAAGACATAGCCGTCGATCGCGTTGTCGGCGTCGGTCAGGGCTGCCTCGACCACATCGGGATCGGGCGTGCCATCGCGGTCGCGATCGGCGATCTGCTTGATCTCCGGCTCGCCCGCGCGCTCGATCAGATCGGTGAGGCTGGCGTAGGTCATTGCGCGGTGAGCCTCTCACGCAGGACATAGCCCTCGAGAGACCAGAGTTGGCGCAGGGCATCGTCATAGGCGAAGCGCTGACCAGCCTCAGGATCGAAGTTCTGCGGGTCGGCCGGCGCGGATTTGCCGACAAGCGAGTAGCCGTTTTTCAAAAGCAGCACGCAAATCGTCAGGTGTGGCACTGCCGCAGGCCGGATGTATTCCGCGTGGATGACCTTCGCCTGCAAATCGGCCAGCGTCACGCGATTGGGTGTCTGCTGGACCGAGGCGGCCAAGGTGTCGCCAGCCTGAAGGGTAGAGGTCATATCGAAATCCTGACGGTTGGAGCCTGCACTCGGACGGACGCACCTGCCGGGGGCCTTTCGGCCGTTTGCCCTTAACGCGGGATCAGCGCGCTTAGGTCTGGTGCGCCCGTCGAAGGGCGGGGGGATGGGGCGGCCCGTGGACCGCCCCGCACATCGAGGGGATCAGCCGGTCAGCATCCGCACGGCCGGGCGGCCGAGGAAACCGTGGATCCGCACCCCGCCGACCAGACGGTCATTGAGGGCGGTAGCGGCCATCGAGATCCGGCGCAGAGGCTGCAGATGCGAGACCAGGCGCGGAAGGAAGTCGATGGACCAGGGCATGGCTTCAAGAATGCAACGGCCGACACGGACGGCCAGGTCACTGACGAAGGTCGCGAGGGACGTGGCCCAGGCCACGGCGGCCAGGACAACCGCGATCATCGGGCGAAGGACAATGCGCATGGGCACTCCTTGGGTTGGAGATGGGTGTCGGGGGCGGTCTGCGCCGCCCTCCGACGGGGGCATCAGCCCTTGGTGGTGGCCGCTGCGCCCTTTTTCGGGGCGGTCTTCGCGGCCTTCTCTGGCGGGGGGGTATGAGGGGCGGCCGGGGCGGCCGTGCCACCTGGGGGAGATGTGCTGCCATCAGCAGCCCCGGCTTCCCCGGCCGAGGCCGGAGACTGGTTCTTGGCTTCCGCCGCGGCAAGACGTGCCTGCAGCTCCGCGACCTCGCCTTTCAGCTGGTCGCGTTCAGCAACGATCGCGGCGGCAGCGGCTTCAATTGCCGCGTCGGTCACCGCTTCCGAGAGCGCCTTCGCCTGGGCAGCGACAGCCTCCAGCAACTGGCGCTTCGTCACGGTGATCGTGGCGTCGAGATCGTCGAGGGGCTCGGCGGCGGTCTCGACCTCGATCAGGCCCGCCGCCTCAAGCGCCACCTTCTCTTCGGCCGTGATCGACGCCGGTCCGGGCTTCATCCAGCGCTCGCCGACCTTGGCCGGTCCCTTCAGGTGGACCAGATGCAGATCGCCGCTCATCAGCCTTGGCCCGCATTTTGGAACAGGAAGCCGGCATCGGCACCCAGGATGTAGGGCCGGCGCTCGGTCGTGGTCGGGTAGATCCACGACTTGGTTTCGCGCGAGTAATAGGGCGCCTCGACGAGGGGATAGCCCTCGAGCTCGTAGGTGTAGCCATAGGACGGAACCTGGTAGTTCCCGCCCTTCGGCACATAGGCCAGGATAGCGTCATCACCCCAGACGTCCGTCGCGGCCGCGCTTTCGGCGGCTGTCTCGGGCAGGTAGACCGCCTTGCCGACGACGACGTTTTCCAACTCCAGCAGCGCGGCCAGCATGGCGGTCGTGATGGACTGCGCGGAGGTGTACTTGAACTGATCCTTGATCGTGGCGTGGCCGGTCAGCGCGTTCTTGGCGTTCGGTCCCAGAACCAGCGTGTTGGCATAGCGCCCGGTCATCCGGCGGATGGCCTCATTTCCGGCCTTGATGTCGGCGATCGGGGCCGAAGCACCCTGGGTCCAGCGGGCGGTGGTGGTCAGGGTCACACGGTTCGACACTGGGTAGTTGGCCAGCGTCCGTGCCATGGTCGCGCATTCGAATTCGAGGCCGAGATCGACGGCGTCGAGCACCATGTTGATGGCGCCCTGGGCCAGATTGACACCCGGGCTGGACATGGCCTCCTGCTGGTGCTCGATGGGCAACACGCCTTCAAGCGCGTCTTGCACCAGCGAGATCGGATCAGAGGCATAGCCATACTGGATGCGCTTCACGTTCGAACCCGGCGCGCGCTTGGTATTCATCAGGCGGAAAGATTCCTTGCCGAACTTCAGCTGGCGCATCGCGCGATTGGGCACGGCGGCCCGGGGAAAGAGGAACTGCGCGACGAACTCGGCATTGCGATAGCCGCGCGCATGGGTCGAGAGGATCGGGTCGACGACGGCGGCCTGACGGGAATTGATCGGAGCCATGTGATGGGCCTCAGTTCATGGTGGAGAAGCTGATGGTGACAAACTCACCATCAGCGGCGGCGTGAAGAGCGCGGCCAAAGCCGTTGGTTCCGGCACCGATGGTCTGGACACCACCGGCCGCAGCCGAGGTGACGCGGGCTCCGGCAGCGATGGCGCCGACGGCTTTCACCCGGACAGTGCCGAGCTTCATGATCGGCGCCGGATCACCGATCACAGTGTTCGGGCTCTTGGCGATACCGGCCACGACAGCGTCGGCGGCGGTGATCTTTGCGCCGGCAAAGCTGACCAGGTCATAAGCCTCGAAGACGCCCGTCGAGATGATCGTGTCGGTGAAAAGGTCTTGAAACATCGTGCTCGCTCCTCAGGAAACGGCCCGCACGGCGTCCATGAACTCCGTGCCGGGATGGGCGCGCTGATAGGCCAGCGCCTTGTTGTGAAGGGCGAGGCCCGCAGGATCGACCGGCTTGCCGTCCGCCGCGAAGGACGCGCCATTGCCTTTGACCTCTGGACCGTCGCCGAGGTCGGACTCGCCGAACTGCACCACCACCGGGAGCGCCTG